GGGCAGAAATATACTGTTACCAGCGTAAATGAATATGAATTACCTTGGTATACTGGTTCATTATCTGGTTCAGTAACACCTGACCCACTTGCTAATGAAGCAAGATATATGGCACAACCAGAATAATGGTTTTTAGTTCAAATATTAAAAAGACCCAAACATTAATATTAAAATTGTGTTTTGGGTCTTTTCATTATATTTATATGTGTATTTTTATAACATTAATAAATACAAACCTAAAATACAAATTGGAGAAATAAAATGGCAGAAAGAATCGTATCACCTGGCGTATTCACAAGAGAAAATGACCTATCCTTCTTAGCGCAAGGAGTAGGAGAAATTGGAGCAGCATTCGTAGGACCTTTTAAGCAAGGACCTGCATTCGTTCCAACTATTGTGAGAACACAATCGGAGTTTGAAGAAATCTTCGGAACACCTGACGGAACTTATTATACTGAATATGCAGTACAAAACTATCTAAGAGAAGCTGGAACAGCAACAATTGTAAGAGTAGCGGGAATTGGTGGATACCAGCAAGCAGCTCCTTTAGCAATTATGGCATCTGGTTCTGCTGGATTAGGACAAAAAATGATTGGTGTATTATTTAACACATCAAATGGGTTTCAAACTTTTGGATTTACAGGAGCAACTATTTCTGATACTTTAGCTAGTTCTGGTTCATTTGCAGTATCTGCATCTGGATTATTCAATAGTGCATCTATTCTTCCATCAGCAACTAATGACCTTTCTGATGTTTGGGGAGAATCTCCATACGGAACTAAAGCAGCTTATGTATATGCATATTTTGAAGATTCAACTTTAAACTATACAGGTTCAGCTGTAAGTGAAACTGTAATATCTGCACAAATTCTTCCAACACAAAATTTTGCATTAGATGCAAAAGAAGCTGAAACTCCAATGGTTAAATCTCAAGCAATTTCTGGTGAAAGATTTGACCTTTTCAAATTTGTAACTTTAGGACATGGTACATTATATAACCAAAAGTTAAAAGTTGGTATTTCTAATGTTAAAGCAGCTGGTGAAGATGGTTCAACCGATTATTCAACATTTACTTTAACCATTAGAGGATATTCTGATACCGATAAAAGAAAGACTGTATTAGAAACATATAATAATGTAAACTTAGACCCATCATCTCCAAACTACATAGCTAAGAGAGTGGGTGATAGATACCTTACAATCGACACATCAGGAAAAATTACTGAAAATGGTGACTATTCAAACAAATCAAAATTCGTAAGAGTTGTGGTTTCTGAACCAGGTTCATTCCCAGTATCAGCAGCACCGTTTGGACATGGTGCATATACCAATCCTATTTATTGTGGTAATGCTACAATAGCTGCTAAAGTTCCTTCGGTTACTTATGTAACAGCATCTGCTAACAATACAGCATCATCTCCAATTTATTATTCTGGATTTGATTTCACTTCAATTGATAATACTCAATATTTGAAACCAATTCCTGTTGATGCAGAAACTGGAGCAAACGCAGTATTCGCATTTGATTCTCAATTATCATATCAAATGACAGGTTCTAAATCTGATGATATGGTTAAGAGACAATTTGTATTAGCATTCCAATTTGGATTTGATGGTACTAATCCAACTATAAAACCTGCTAAAGCTGGTGAAACTGGTTGGGGTAACTCAAATACGCAAGGATTCAATTGTTCAAACGCATCAGCAAGTGGTTCAGTAGCATACACAAAAGCAATTAATGCTGTATCTAATCCTGATGAGTGGGATATTAACTTAGTTGTAACTCCTGGTATTGTTAGAGAACTTCACCCATCTATTACTCAAAAAGTAATTGATATGGTAGAAGATAGACAAGATTGTTTCTATATTGCTGACTTTACTGATTACAACGCATCAATAACTGTAGCAACTGAACAAGCAGCTGAAGTAGATTCTAACTATGTTGGTACTTACTTCCCTTGGGTTAAGACAGTGGATAACAACACAAATAAATTAACAACTGTTCCTCCATCAGTTTTACTTCCAGCGGTTTACGCTCAGAACGATAGATTGGCGGCAGAATGGTTCGCACCTGCTGGTTTAAATAGAGGTGGTATCATTGGAGCAGTTAGTGTATTGAATAGATTAACACATTCTGAAAGAGATACTCTATATGAGAACAAAGTAAACCCAATCGCAGCATTCCCTGGACAAGGTATTGTAGCATTTGGACAGAAGACATTGCAAGATAAGGCTTCAGCATTAGATAGAATCAACGTAAGAAGATTACTTATCAACTTGAAGAAGTTTGTAGCATCTACATCTCGTTTCTTAGTATTTGAACAAAATACTTCAACAACTAGAGCAAGATTCTTAAACACTGTGAATCCTTACTTAGAGGCAATTCAACAAAGACAAGGGTTATACGCATTCAGAGTTGTAATGGATGAAACCAACAACACACCGGATGTAATTGATAGAAACATATTAGCAGGACAGATATTCCTACAACCGGCTAAGACAGCTGAATTCATCGTAATTGATTTCAACATCTTACCAACTGGGGCATCTTTCTCCGCATAATATGAAAACAAAGTAAGGTAATATTTATTAATATAAAATAAAAGGGAAACAAAATGGCAGAAATATTAGAGTTTGACAAGATGTTCTATACGAACTTCGAACCTAAAATGAAGAATCGCTATATTATGGAGTGGGACGGTGTTCCTGGCTACATGGTAAAAGCAGCGGCAAGACCTTCAATTCAATTTGAAAAGGTAACTTTAGACCACATAAACATAAAAAGACAATTGCAAGGTAAAGGTGAGTGGCAAGATATTACTGTTACCCTTTATGACCCAATTGTACCATCAGCAGCTCAATCTGTTATGGAGTGGGTACGTTTAGGTCATGAATCAATTACTGGTAGACGTGGATATGCGGACTTCTATAAAAAAGATATAGATTTCTATATGTTAGGTCCTGTTGGTGATAAAATTGAGCAGTGGAAAATAAAAGGTGCATTTATCACATCAGCTAACTTTGGAGATGTTGCATTTGATTCTAACGAACCTGCAACAATCGAATTAACATTAGCTTACGATTACGCAATCTTAGAATTCTAAAAATATTCCTTACGGAAGCTACCGAAGGACAACCCTCATCAGAAATGGTGGGGGTTTTTTATTTCTAATTTTTTTGTTTTTATGTATTTATATATACAAACAAAAACATATAAAAGTTATGGCAGAAGTTAATATTACGCAACAACCATCTACTCCAAAAGTAGATAATAGAAAATTTGAATTCCCAACCGAAACAATCGAATTACCATCGAAAGGGTTGGGTTATCCAGAATCACACCCTTTAAAGAAAGGTACAATTGAATTAAAATATATGACAGCAAGAGAAGAAGATATTCTTGCTAACCAAAGTCTTATCAAAAAAGGTATGGTATTGGATAAGTTATTTGAATCAGTAGTAGTTGAGCCTGGTGTAAATCCAAACGATATATTGGTTGGTGATAAGAATGCAATCTTAATGGCTACTCGTATTTTAGCCTATGGACCTGAATATGACGTAGAAATTACTGACCCATTTACATACGAAAAACAAAAAGAGATAATTGATTTATCAAAAGTACAAACTAAAGATATTAATGAATCTCTTTTAAATTCATCTAATAAATATAAATTCACATTACCGGTAAGTGGTAAAGAAATTGAATTTAAATTATTAACGCATGGTGATGAGCAGGAGATTAATAGAGAGTTACAAGCTTTGGAAAAATTAAATAAAAATAGTGGGGCATCATTTGATGTTACAACTCGTTTAAAATATATGATTGTATCAGTTGATGGAAATTCTGATAGAGGGTATATTAATAAATTTGTAATGAATGAATTTTTAGCAAAAGATACAAAATCATTTAGAGCCTATGTAAGAGAAATAAGTCCTGATTTGGATATGAAATTTACATTTACATCTAATATAACAGGTGAGACGGAGGCACTTGATATACCATTTGGGATTGGCTTTTTTTACCCTACCACCTGATTATAGAACCCAACTACATTCGCAGATTTGGGATATGGTTCAACATGGTAATGGATTTACTTGGTCAGATGTTTACTTCATGCCAACTTATCTTAGAAGATTCTATTTTAATAAATTAGTAGATTTGAAGAAAAAAGAGGCTGACGAAATAAAAAAAGCAAAAGCAAAAACAAAAACACCTAAAGTGAGGATACGATAATCCTCACTTTTTGTTTACTTGAATATTTATACAATATAAATAAGAAAACTATGTCTAAGCAAATACAAAAAGAAGGATTATTTGGCGCAGCTTCAAATTTTGTTAATTCATTTTTTGATGGATTAAAAGCCAATACAACAAATAAAGCATTGGAAAAGGCAAGACAAAATCAACTTCCACAGGATATAGTAGATATTATGGCTAAAATTCAAGCAGATAGTGATAAACTACGTGACGAAATAAAAAAATATAGCAAATATAAATAATAATATCTGTGGAAAGAGATAGAGTAGAACTACTAAGAACGATTGCGGAATTAAAAGTAAATGAAGAAACTTTACAAAGAAGTATAAATGCGGGTGCCGCTGGTCTAAATGTTCATCTACAAACTCAAAGAAGATTAATTGCCGAAGCAGCAGAAGAATTAAAAAAAGTAAATAAAGAACGATTACAAGGATATAAAGCTCAAGAAGACCAAAACAAATCGTTGGGTTCTATGTACAAATCTTTATCAGATTTGGAACAAAGAAGAATGATACAAACTATTGCAAGTGACTCAATAACTACTGACCAGGAGAAAACTTTAAATAGAATGGCGGAAATAAATAGGGATTTAGCCCAAACAAGCATTTCCGATGTAGTTGCAAAACAATCCTTAAATGAAGAATATAAAGATTTATTAGATTCATTGAATGGTGTTCAAGGAATAGACCAGCAAATACTTGATAATTTAGATGCTCAAAATAGATTGGCTGAAAATTACTCTAATATGACAGATGGTCAAAAAGAGCAATTGAAAGCACAATTGGATGTTTATGATGGTATTAATAAAGCTCTTTATGGTATATTAGATACCGCAGCAACACTAACATCTGGTCCTGCTGGATTTTTTGGTACTGTTTTAATTGGCGCAGGTATGTTGGCCAATAAAATGGGAGAAGTTCGTTCTCAATTAGGTGGTCTAAGTGAAGCTGGTACAACCGCTTTAGCATTTTTAGATGATAATGCAGTAGCTAATGCAAAGGAATTAGCGGCCCAATTTGGTGGTATGAATAATGTTTCTGGAGAATTGCAAGCTTCAATTTCATTAATATCGGCAAATATGGGTATTAGTGGTGTTGAAGCAGCATCATTAGCAGGTTCATTTGCAAGATTAAATGATGGTAGTGAAGAAACAGCACTAAACCTAACAAAAGCAACGCAAGAATTTGCAATGCAAAATGGAATAATACCATCTGATTTAATGGCTGATTTAGCAAATTCAGCAGAAGAATTTGCATTATTTGGAAAAGATGGTGGTAAGAATATAATTGCAGCAGGTGCGGCAGCTAAGAAGATGGGTGTTGATTTAAAAACAATGTCCGGAATTGCTGACAACCTTCTTGATTTTGAAACATCTATTACAAAGGAGTTGGAATTAGGTGCTTTATTGGGTAAAGATATTAATTTGGATAAAGCTAGACAATTGGCTTATTCTGGTGATATAGCTGGTGCAACTAAAGAAACATTAAGTGCGTTGGGTGGTATCGATGGATTTAATCAAATGGATTACTACTCAAAGAAAGCAACTGCAGAATTATTAGGTACTTCCGTAGCTGAACTTCAAAAGATGGTTAGTGCTGAAGAAGAAGCTGCAAGAATGGCAGGTACTATTGGTGGACAATTCAGTTTAGCTGGTGAAGCCATAGATGCTGGATTAAACAAATATTTGGGTACATCATTAGAAGCTTTAGGTGGTATGGTGATGGCTGGTGCACAATTAGGTGGTTCTTTTGCACAAATGGGATTTGATGTAAAAGGTATGGCATCCAAAATACCAATTATAGGTAGATTATTTGGTGGAGGTGGAGCAGCACCATCTCCAATTCCAAGTCCAGCACCCGGTCCTGGTGGAGGTCCAATCCCACCTGTTCCTGAAGGAGGTGGTGGTGGATTAACAAGTTTAGCAGCAGGATTGAAAGAAATGGGTAGTGCAAAAGTTTTATTTGGAGCACTAAACCTTATACCTACTGCAGCTGGATTAGCTCTTATGGTTATTGGTATTCCATCAATGATGGCGCTTGGTGCATTTGGTGCTAATGCCGGTATTGGTTTGGAATTTATTGGAATTGGTTTACAAGCTATGGGAACTGGTACTGCGTTTGTTGGCGCATTAACATTATCTGTTGCAGCTGCTGGGTTTGCTTTAATGACTGCTGGAGCAATTGGATTGGCAGCTGTTGCATTAGGTGGTGTTGGTGCTGGAATTGGATTAAGTGCTTTGGCCGCGGGATTAACAGCAATAGGTACAGCTGCAGCAACAGGTCTTCCATTCTTAGGCGTTGCTTTAATTGCGGCATTTGGTGTATCTTTAATACCTTTAACATTTGCTTTGAGTTTACTAGCACCGCTTGTTACCTCAATTGGAAATGTAATTGTAGGTGTTATAACAGCAGTTGCTGGTGGTATTTCAACAATAATTGGTAGTATAGCACAATTTATGACACAAGTACTTCCATTGTTTAGTTTAGAAAATGCAGCTGGTTTATTGGCAATGGCTGCTGGATTTGGAGCATTATCATTATCATTGATGGGATTTGCTATGGCATCGATTATGGCTATTCCTGGTATGATTGCCGTTGGTGCATTCTTAGCATTGGGTGGTGGTGAGTTATTAGGAGGTGGTGGTGAAGGTGGCGAAGCTGGTGGGTCTGATATGGACGAGTTAATAAATGAAATTAAAGGGCTGAGAGCAGATTTAAATGCAGGTAAAATAGCAGTTAATATGGATGGCGCAAGTGTTACAGCAAGAGTATCATCTTATGTTGATAGAAGTAATAAAAATTCATACGCTAAATAATGGGTAGAAGTATAGAAGACTTATTTAAGAAGAAAATTTTACAAAATGGGCAAACTGCTCAAGTAAAATATGATATTCGTAATAGTAAAGATGCACCGATAACACCAGCTATTGGAGGATTAAATCTTTCATTTAAAGCAGCTACTGAAGTAAGAAGAAAGTTATCAACAAGGATAGGTGAAAGTAGATTAGAACAGGAAGTAACAGGTGTAAGAATTATCAATAAACTATCAGCTCCTATAATTTATGGAACTGCAATTACTAAATTGACAACTCAAAAGACAGATATGGTTGTCTTTATGAAAGATTCTGTAAATCCAGAAGGAGTATCTTCTGGTGGTTTGGTAGGTGGTACTATACAAAAAATAAAACAAATTGGTGAAAACGCACTAACTACACTTGGGGTAAAACTACCAGGTGATATTATTCCAAGCAAAATTGTAATAAATTCTGATTTTAAAGGTAGTAGTGAACCAGATATAATGATAACCCTTGCTAAAATTAGAAATGATGCAAAGGGAAATTTTGTAGGAAACTTATTAAAAAATAGTTTAAGAGGTACTCCTAAGCAAATTGGAAATGCAATTGTAGGAAATTTAGTAGAAAGTGGAAAAAATGCTTTACGTGATTTATTATTTGGTTCACCAAATCCAACTACTCAAAACTTAGCAAGAAATAATAATGGTTCTGGATTATACTCAAGTGCTAAAAATTATTCAACAACTATTGATTTAAAAAATACCGATGTAAATTTAAGGTATGATTTATCAACATTATATAAATTAATTGAAGAAGGAAAGGTATCCCCTCCAAGTGTAGCGCAAGCACAAGTAAATAAGCTATCCCAACCAGTACCACCGGTTAGTTCCGAAATTAAAACACCATTTGGAAATTTAAATAATCCGTTTGCTAAATTCCAAAACAAGTTTAAAGAACAAAAAGAAAATGTTGTAGGTAAATTAGCTGGAGCTAGAAAATTGGGTCAACAAGCTATATCAAACGGCACATCAAAAATAGGTTCACTTAATATACCTGGAGTAAAAATTCCAAATATAAATTTAGGTGATGGGGTATCCGTACCATCGGCATCTCCTATTATATCAAATGCAGAACAATCTACAATTACCTATTCTGGAACTGTTGATGAAACTCAAGATGATATAGCTTTAAGAAATGATTTATCATCTGTATTGATGAATTTGGATGAAGCATCTCAAAGATTGAAATTTAATGTTGGTACTGGTGTTCCTGTTGATAGACGTGCATTTTCTAAATCATATTCTCAAATTAAAAATTTCGAAGTAAATCCAAAAGTAACTTTAAAAACTAAATTGGGTATTGAATCATCTGAAAGAATGGATTTTTTGAATGAAAAAACCCAATATACACCAAATAAAGGAACTAGTTTACAATTAGCAGATGGTACTGTTTTGGATGATTATGATTTTGTTACATTAAAGTTCAGGTCATTATCATCTGGCCTTGCTGTAAATTTTAGAGCAACTATTACTGGATTAAGTGAATCAACAACACCATCTTGGGATAGTGCACAATTTATTGGTTCTCCATTTAAATACTACACTTATAGTGGTATTGAAAGAAGTGTAACATTTAATTTTAAAGTTTACTCAACAACACCATTACAACACGTTGCTGCATGGCAGAGATTAAACTTTCTAACATCGTTAGCATATCCACAAGGTTATGCTGGTGGTATTGGTGTTAGGGCACCATTCTTACAATTTACTTTGGGAAATATGTATAAAGATAGGGCTTGCTATATTGATAGTTTAAGTTATGGGATTGACGATAATACTCCTTGGCATGTTGGATTTACTGAAGCATCTGGTTTAGCGGATGATTCTAAATTTAATATTAATGGAGAAGAAACTTCATTAGATAATTACATATTACCAAAAATTGTTGATGTATCCATTACTCTTAAACTTGTTGAGCAGAGAAGTAATACTGAAGCTGGGTATCTATATGGATTTGATAAGTTACCAAGAGTTAATATAAATAGTAAACTACTTAGTCAAGAACAAACATCTAAGAATTCTCAAATAGCTGGTAATATTAACAACGCTAATGGAATATTAGCAAATTCAATAGCAGATAATCCAAAAACAGAAAATAATAAGGAATTAACAAACGCAGCTTCACAAACAAGCTTAATACCTGCATCTGCGGCTAATAGAATAACTTCTGTAATTGCTGGTGGAGCTTCTTCAACTAATATTGGTTTCTTAGGATTATCAAGTAATTTTAAAGCACCTAATGGTGGTATAAATCCTATTGCTGGTATTGCTCCATTTAAAACATCATTCGAGCCATTCAAAGCTAATAATTTTGGAAATTTCTCATCTGTTAAATTTAAGAGTTTCGATAGTATCTTTAATACACCAACAACTGCTGCAGCATCATCTGGTGTTCCAACAGCTGGTGGATTAAAGGTAAATCCACCACTTCTAATGCCAGAACAACCTGCGTTTTCAACAGCAAATCTTATGAATAATTTAAATTTCAATACATCTAAATTAGGTGCTGATAAATTTAAAATACCATTCAAATTGGGAGGATAATTATTTTAAATTATATTTAATAATATGGATAGTAGATATGAAAATAATGAAAAGAAAAAAACTTTTGATGGTAAAGAGGTTTTAAGAAGTAGAATATATCCCAATATACCATTGAGAGATGATGATATATATGTAATGACGGAAACTGGAGACCGTTTGGATACCTTAGCTTGGCAATATTATGAGAACCCAACTTTTTGGTGGATTATAGCAGCAGCTAATAATATACACGATGCTCCATTAGGATTAAAAGATGGAACAATATTAAGAATACCACAAAACTATTTAGCAATATTAACAGAATTTTCAAATTAATTTATGTCAGCATTTCCATATTTTTCAAATATAGCACCACATGTACAGGCCGAATTAGCAAGAAGAAAAGATGATTTGGTTTATGTATCACGTCTAAATTGCTGGGTACGTGCATCATCTGGAGTTGGAGCAGGTCTAATGATTTATTCCAACCCTGATTTTCAATTGTTTAAAGCAATGGGAAGTACAGGTACATCAATCTATGGTAATAATACTAGCAGTGGTACAATTGGTGTAAGATGGGATGGAACAACAGCTGTTAATGCATCTGGTGACTTTTGGGGATTTAGACCACCACCTATAATAACATCAATTCAAATAGATGAAGGTGCTGGTTCTCTATCTAGAAAAGCAGAATTTTCAATTACTGCATATACAAAAGCACAATTAAATACCTTATGTAAGTATTTTTTAGAACCAGGCTATACTATTTTTTTGGAGTTTGGGTGGAACACTAGAGCAGGTGTTAGCGCATATAAACCAAATTTAAGTGCTGGATATGTAGGTGCGTTTCAATCGTTCGACCTTGTCAATAGAGCAAGAAAAAATACAAACGGACATTATGATAACTATTTAGGATTTATTACTGGTGGTAGTATTGCTATGAATGGAGATACATGGACAATGAATGTAAAATGTACAGGATTCACAGAGCTCCCAGCATTTTTAAATGCAGCAGATAGTTCAGAGGCTGTTGAAAAAAACGAAGAACCAGTTGGACAATATTTTAAACCAACTGCAGTTAATGCAGAAACTGATTTGGGTAGAAAACGATTTATGATGGCATTTAATAGATTACCATCAAATAAACAAAGTCAAAGAGTTGCAAACTTAATAAACGATAAAACTGTTGCTAACTTTAAAAATTTTATTAATGTTGATGAAAATGTAAAGGAAAATATAAATGATACAACTACTGGTACTGAAATTTTTGGATTTTCTATAAATGATGAAGAAGTAAAATCGGAAGATAAGAATTTTGAAGTTCCATCTGGTACACGCCTAATAGGTGATGAATCCTTTATAAGATTTGGCACCCTAATGAAAATAATAAATACAATTGGGGCTGAGGGATTCTATATTGGACAGACATTGGTAAAAAACCACGTAAACACAGAAAATACAGTATGTTCTGCTTTTAAGCTAATGTTTTCTACAGATAAAAGCAAATTGTTCATACCGAATAATAAAGCACCATTCTTTTCTGTATTTACTGCAGCAACCACCGATACTACAAGTGTAGATACAAAAAGGCCGAATCCATGTAATATAGAAGATATATATTTTCCATCCCCAACACCAATTATAGCAGGTGTAGCTGATAAAAAGTCAATACAATTTGTGGGACCTGATATGAATGGTGTTAGTAAGGATGCGTTTGAATGGGGACTTTTAGATAATCTTTATGTAAATATGGATTTTGTTAAAGGTATTTTAGAAACAAAAAACTTTTTAGTTAAAGATGCATTATTTCAAATTCTAAATGGGATGTCATCCGCAGCCGGAGGTATTTGGGATTTTCAAATCCAAGAATCAAGCACAAAATCAGGAGGGTCTACTGAATTAACTGTTGTGGATATGAACTTTATACCAAAGGGAGATGGTGGGATGGCCATATTGGATGTGGTTGGTGTTAGTTCTGTCTTTATGGATGCTAATTTGGATTTAGAAATTAGTGGAATGAAGATGAATCAGGTAATAGCTAAACGTTTGAATTATACCGCTAACTCAAGTTCAAGTCCTGTTGATGTAGATGGAAATAAAGGACTATTTACTAATGAACCTGATTTAGTTTTACAATCTATAAAAAAAAGTAATGCAAAGACGGCACCTGTTCAAGTAAAGACAGAAACTCCCCCAACAACCCCACCGGGTCCAACAGCTGCTGAAGTGGCGGCAAAGGCAAAGGATGTACTTGTTGACCAAACATTCGCAGCTAATGCAAAAGATAGAAATGTTGTGGGTAATTTTGTAAATGCAAACGCCAATTTACTTTCTGGTGCAGGAAATACGATTGCAGCTGGATTCTTTTCATTATTTGGTAATGAAGCAGAAGCACAAAAATATCAGGCGGCAGCTGCTGAAGATTTTGCACAAGCCAACGAATCTCACAATGAAGCAGTAAATGATAGTAAAACTTTTATATCTAATGCAGGTGATACTTTAGTTCAAGCAGGTGAGGTGATAGCAGATGCAACTGGTGCCACTGCACTTTATGAAATGTATAAAAAATGGTCAGATAAAGAAGAAGCCAAAGAAAAAAACTTTCAACAATTTTTGGATAAATTAGGTGCATATCCAAGAGTAAATATTACTTCAACCGATGCTGTTGGTGGTGACGGTGTTAATTTAGAAAGTATTTGTTATTTAGCTTGTTATAATGACCAATTAACATTTGAATCTTTCAAAAACGGATATGATAAAGCAGTAAAAAACAGCGGTGTAAGTATATCTGCGTTAATGCCAATTAAATTTAGTTTTACTGTTCATGGTGTAAGTGGTATTAAAAGAGGTGATAAATTTAAAGTAAGGGGAATTCCAACTCAATATGAAACGGGAGGATTCTTTCAGGTAACAGCAGTTAAACAGGTTATTGAAGGACAGATGTGGAAAACAGAAGTCGAAGGACAATTTAGATTAGCAAGAAAATCATAAGCTATGTCATACTTTATACCATTAAAAAACACTTATAGATATGCATCTGTAGCGAAATTGGGACAAGAATTTAGTCCTAAAAAAATAGCAGCACATATCCCAACACCACAAGATGTTGATTATCAGCGTGGCTATATAGTAAGATATTTTATACAAAAAGCAAATGATAAAGATTCTAAAATCTTTGAAGTTGATGAATATGGTTTTGCAAAATTTATAAACTCACCATTTTATATTGCGGTTGAAATTGATTGGAGATTGGCAGGGCCTACCGATGAAATTAGACAATCTAATATGAAATCTATAAATTTTGTAAAAAAACAAATGCCTGCTTTAAAAATGTATTTGGTAAATTACCTTCAATTTTCAAAAAATAATTTGGAATTGTTATAAAAGTTTCGTATATTTGTATTTATAAAGTATGGGGATGTGATGGCATTTGATTGCAATGCGAATAGTAGTATCACACGTAGTGGGATGGGTTCTCTCACCACTTTAATCTCGGAATCAAACAATAACCGACGTAGAATTATCTACTTGGAACTTCGAAGATGCTATGGCATTTGTAGGAGCTTACGATTACGCTGTAGCAGCCTAATCTCCTCCCGCATCACTCGTGGGATTTAAATAGAAGTGAACAAACCGGAGCATTACTTATCGGCTCCCTAAAACTGATAGGTTGGTGGAAACGCTGAACTAACCATTCGGCCCCAATTATTTTGGAAGGTGAATAAGATTAAACCTTAGCCTAAACGTGTAATTCGTTGGTATTACGATTACTTTGTAAGACACGGGTTCGAATCCCGTCATCTCCACAACAATCCTGAACTACTATTTGGTAGTTTGGGATTTTTTTTGTATCTTTGTGAATATGAAAATTGTTGAATCTATTGTAGAATTAAACGAATTGAGAGATTTGTTGGAAACCGAAGCATCCATTTGGTATCCGATGTGGGTAGATAATGATAAGCACCCACAAAACACTCATATATCGTTCGTATTCGTTAGAACCCAA